ATTGTTGGCCTATTAATGGGTTTTTGTTATATAATTTGATGAGGAAAGGTGAATGGATGGGTGGCAGTTATGCTACCTATGATAATCTTACAGAGAAGGTCAAGGAGGCTTTAGAAGAAGATGGAGATTAAAGTACGCAATGGTAATGTTGAACAAGCTCTTAGAATTTTTAAGAAGAAGGTTCAACAAGAAGGTATTTTGGATGATTTAAGGGAACGTGAATTTTATCGTTCTAAGGGAGAGAAACGCAGACATGCTAAGGCTGCTGGAATTCGTAGATATAAAAGAGAAGAAGAAAAACGTAAAGCAGAAATGGGAACATAAATGCCCAAGAAACGCAAGCCTCGTAAACCTATGTCTAAAGAACAAAAGGCTGCTGCAGCAGAACGTCTAAAAAAAGCAAGAGCAGTTCGGGCAGAAAAAAATCCAGATTATGGATTATCAAATGTTAATGAATGCATTCGTAATTTACCAGAAGATCATTGGAGACATCCTAAGAGAGTTAAGAAATGGATTAAGACACAAAAAGATCTTGCTAAAGAAGCACGGGCTCAAGTAAGACAAAAAATTAAAGGGTCTCCAGCACAAGTAGCTATTCATGAAGGATACATAAAACATATGCAGGCCTATCTTCGCAATGGTGATTGGATTGATGATTTTTATGGTGAAAATCAACAGCATAAAATTCTCAAGCGTTGCACTGCTTTAGCTTATCACTGGTATGGTTCCAAGAAGGGCCAACCCAAAAGAGATATTGGAACTTTTTATCCCGATATGGGATGCGTCTACACAAAAGAAATGTTTGAAGAGGAAATGGGATATGGAAACGACAGAGAAGAAGTCAGCAAACGTAATAAAGGGGCCGTGGCCAGAAAAGGAAGAAAATAATTCTCTTTCTGCTGGAGAAATAACTAAAGAGGTTTCTAAAGTTGTAGCTGCTCAAGAATTTGTTAATGCCCTTACTCAAGACATTATTGTTCAAGCAATTCATAATTTAAAAACGCAAGGTATTAGCATTGATGATAAGAATTTTGTTTATGAAATGTCATTAATAATTGAAATAATGAAAGGCAGTATATATAGAAGTATAGGATTTTCATACCCAACGCAAATGATATCTGGTCTTTTAAAAGAACTTTCTATAGAAAAAGAGGCATTATTGTCTTTTACTGGGGGGAAATTAAATCAAGAACAGGTTGAAGAATTATTATTATATTTAGAAACAGTTGAAAATCAACATCTTATTGATGACGATGATGATGATAATGACGACCCAGATTTATTATAACAAGGATTAAGAAAATTATATTAGTTGATATGAACCAGATTTCTCTTGCAAGTGTAATGATGCACTTGCACATGAGTAAGTCTAAAAAGCTTGATGAAAATATGGTGAGACATATGATTCTCAATTCTTTACGTATGTATCGTACCAAATTTTCTTCAGAGTTTGGTGAATTGGTTTTGTGTTATGACTCTAAACATTATTGGCGACGTGATTACTTTCCCCAATATAAGGCGAACAGAAGGAAGTCCAGAGAGAATGACAACAAAGATTGGGATGCCATCTTTGAAGTTTTGAATTCTATCAGGGATGAACTTAAAGATATTTTCCCTTACAAGTTTCTAGAAGTCTACGGTGCAGAAGCAGATGATATCATCGCTGCATTGTGTGGTGAATTAGAGTTTGATAACGGTAAGACACTCATTCTGTCGGGTGATAAGGATTTCATTCAGCTGCAGAAGTACAAGAATGTATCACAGTTCAGTCCTATTACCAAGAAATTTGTTAATGGTGAAGACCCTTACCGATATCTACAGGAGCATGTTCTAAAGGGAGATGCAAGTGATGGTATACCAAATGTACTGTCATCAGACAATACTTTTGTTGATGGATTGCGTCAACGTCCTTTAGGTAAGAAAAAGATATCATCATGGATTGACAATGAACATCCAGAACTAGGGAATATGCCTATTGAAGATGTATTGCCTAATGATGAAACAAAAAGAAACTTTCAGAGGAATGTAACTCTGATTGACTTAACCAAATCACCAGATGAGCTCTATCTTAAAATTCTAGAAGAGTATCACAATGCACCATCAGGTGATCGTAGTAAACTACTAAATTATTTTATACAAAAGAGATTGCGAAATCTCACAGAATCGATTGGAGAATTCTAATGCCAGAAGAAACATATACACCGTCATTCCATGAAGTGCTATCCAAGTTGGGTAAGATTAAAACAAAGAAAGATAAGGTTACATATCTGAAAGAACATAATACTGATTCTCTTCGTATGATAATTAAAGCCTCTTTTGATCCCAAAATTAGGTGGCTTCTTCCAGTGGGTGAAGTTCCATATACTATGAATGAAGCACCAGAAGGAACAGAACACAGCGATTTGTCGTATGAAGCGAGAAAGCTTTATCATTATATTGAGGGTGGTAACAATTCCCTACAACAGAACAGGCGAGAGATGATGTTTGTTCAGTTGTTGGAGAGTTTGCATCCTGATGAGGCAGACTTGTTGGTCGCTGCGAAAGACAAAATTTTACACCAAAAATACAAGGGCCTCTCTAAAAATGTGGTGATGGAAGCCTTTGATTGGAATGATGAATTTACGATTATCGGGGATACTTATCAAGAACTTCCACGGACAGGATAATGTTGTAAAAATGTCACACAATTTGTGGATATGAAGTTTTTTTACAAAATCGTTTAGAATCAAGGACTTAGGGGACATATTTTTTTACGATTTAGCTTGACAAATTCTGTTCCGTATGGTAAAATAAGGACATAATGATGATTGAAAGAGGTTGATATGACTGTTTACGTTGCTGAAGGTGCTGATACTGTCCTCACGGGCCTTACTAAGATGAAGAACGCTATGATTGAGGACTATACGAAGTTCATGCCTCCGAATGATGATATTCGGAAGAAGATGTGTGCCGAGTTTGTTGATGGTTTCACCATCACCTACGGTAAGAAGTATATCAAGATTCATGAAAAATCAGGTGGTGTTAAGGCGTTTGTCGTTGGTGTTGACAATGACAAGAAGTTCAAGAAGGGTGACATTCTGAAACCTGCTGGTTACGCTGCTCCTGCTCGGAACAAGGCTCGGGGAAACATCCTTGAGGGGAACTATCCTATCAACTGGACGGGCCCCTTGTATCTCTAATGCTTATTCACGTTAAAGGTTCCAACAAGACAACTCGCAAGTTAGTAAAAACTGCGGCTTGGTGGTATGCTGAGAAGTTGATGGGTAAGAGACTCATCGCTGGTTTGAAAATCAACATCAACCTCAAGAAAAATATGATAGATAAGACTGATTGTGAGGGCACTGCTATCTGGGAAGATGAAGGCCCTCGCCCTAGAGAGTTTACTATCAAGCTTGACTCTGGCGTGAAAATTCGAAATCTTCTGATTAGCCTTGCTCATGAAATGGTTCATGTTAAGCAATGGGCCAAGGATGAAATGTATGAATATATGAAACCTAATATGGTTCGATTTAAGGGTGAAAAAATTCATATGAAAGAGGTTGATTATTTTGATTATCCTTGGGAAATAGAAGCCTATGGACGACAGTTGGGTTTGTTTATTCGGTTCCTTGAGAACGAAGGACTTACAGAACGTGATGATATGAAGGAAGAAGTTTAAAAGATGACTGAAATGGAACGTGACATTTATAATCGAGCTGCTGTTCATTATATGAAAAAACATGATGTTCTTATTGTTAGCTATGTGATGCTAAAGGAATTCTGGGATGATTATTTTGATGGTAATGAACTTTTTGAGAACCGAAATTCGGATATGTACGCAACCGAATAGGAATAACAAAGTTCCCTATATATTAGAAGGAGTCATGAAACATGACAAAGGTAATGAACAAGGAAGATTTGCTGAGAAGAGAAATTATAGAATTGCAAAAATCTGTACATGTTATGTTAATGAGACAAAAAGAGCTTGCAGAAACTATTTTAAATTTGAAGTACAAAATTAAAGAATTGGGAGGCAATCCTGATCAATTGGAGTTAAAGGTTTAATGCCGACATATACATTTATAGACAATAATACAGAGGAAATCTTTGAAGAATTTATGGGTATAAGTGAAAGAGAAAAATATTTAAAAGATAATCCACATATTAGTCAGGTTCCAGTAATGTTTGCAGCGGTTGGAGATCATATTATGAGTGTTGGACCTAAAGTGGATGGCGGATTTAATGAGCGTATGGAACAAATAGCAAATGCACATCCTAGTTCCCCCCTTGCAGATAGATATAGCCGACCATCAACTAAAACTTTACAAACAAGGAATGTGTTGAAAAAGCATAAGGTAATATAAATATTGGTACGGGCGAGAAATCAAACTTCAGCATCTACGCACAGCGTAGATATAAGCTTGGAAGTCCCTCCGCCCATGTACCATAGAGAGGGGCGTATTATA